GAAAATCTTTTTCTGGTGGTTCTGCTGTGTCTTATGGAGGAGTATCAAATTCTGCTATACGTATGAGAATGAAAAATGAGGCAGATAAAGGATTTATATGGGAAAATAGTTCTGAAACAGGACTAATGGCATTAACAAGTGATACAGGTAATTTAACCGTATTAGGAAATGTTGGTATTGGAACTTCCTCTACAGAAGCAAAAATGGGTATAATAACTGATGATACTACTGATAGAAATGCTATTCATTTATCTTCAACTGACGCACTAACTGGTGCTACAGATTCTGTATATATGGCATTTTCTCACGGAGGCAATATGACTGATGCAAATGTAAGAGTAAGAATTGGATTAAATGTTAAATCTGGTGGTGCTGGTAGATTAGTATTCCAAACAAAACCGGCTAGTGGTTCATTAACAGAACGTATGAGAATTGATGGAAGTGGTAATGTTGGTATTGGAACTACTAGTCCACAAACAAAATTACATGTTGTTGGTTCAGAATTGAGTATAACAAATGGACTAGGACAAGATGAAGGTATTTTCCTTATACCATATTCAACCCTCAATCAGAATGGTGGTGGTAGAATTTTCTTTAAAGAACATTCAAGTGATATTTATGGTTTTTCAATTGGTTATAATGGAGGTAATGATAATGCAATATTAGATTGGAAATCTAATACATTTAATATTGCTCGTCATGATAATGATGCAGATGGTGTTAGTGTTGTTACTATACAAAGAGCAAGTGGTAATGTTGGTATTGGAACTAATAATCCAACTGAGCAATTACATCTTGATGGTAAGTTTAAAATGACAAATGCTGCTACTCAAAATGAAAGATTTCTCACTATTACTGGTGAAAGTGGTTACGGAGGATTTGAATTAGGATGGGGTAATAGCAGTGGTCATGATAAAAACGTTGATTTATATATGAATGATAATAGTGGATCATCAGTTTATGTTGGTTATTTCGAAAATAGTTATGGTTCTAATGGTAGAATTAATGATTTTACTGGACAACATAGATGTATGCCACAAAATAATGTAGATAGTAGTCACTATGGATTAATTGTTTATTCAACCGGTAAATATATGAATATAGATGGTCAAATTTCTCCTACAATGGTAGAATCATTACCTATTTGTGATTTATCTAATACAGATAATGATATTAGAGTATTTGGAGTAGTATCAGATGAAATTGATAATAATGATAATAGAGCAAGTGGTTATGGAGCTTTTAAAACAATACAGAAAAAGACTAATGATAATGAACAAAGAATTCACATAAATTCTGTAGGTGAAGGTGCAATGTGGGTTTGTAATAAAAATGGAAATGTTGCGAATGGTTCTTATATTACATCCTCATCAGTTACAGGATATGGTGTAAAACAAGATTCTAATCAATTATTGAATTCAAGTGTTGCTAAAATAACGTGTGATTGTGATTTCAGTTTAACATCAATTGTCAAACAAAAAGTAGTTACTACAGAAACTACAAGAACTACACAAAAACCACGTTTAGTATCAAGAGTCGAAAGTATTAAAAAAATTACATATAATGAATCATTACAGAAGTATGTAGAAACAACAAAAACAAACACAACAAATGAACCATTATATAATATGGTTCAAGTATATGATGATGCTGGTAATGCATTAGTTGATACTGACGGAAATAATAGAGAATATAAAGTCGAAATAATGGAAGATGTAGTAGAAACACAAACAATAATTGTTTATGATACAAATGGAAATGTTCAATATGAAGATGATTTAGATGCAAATGGACAACAACAAATGAAATACGAATATGAAACACGATTCTTAAATGCTGATGGAACTTTGATTGCAACTGAAGCAGAATATACAACTAAGAGTAATAATGGTGACGATGTTTATCTTGCATGTTTTGTAGGATGTACTTATCACTGTGGTTAGAACTGTAAGTTAAATAGTATTATAAGAAAATTATATAAATATATCTCACATTTTTATAAATATATTTTGATTAAAGTATATTTATGAAATTGAATAATAAGAATATTGTTTTTATTGGTATGCCTAGTGTAGGTAAAAGTTATTGGGGTAAAATAATAAGTGATAGGTATAAATTTGATTATATAGATGGTGATATTTTAATGGGGGAAATTTATGGTAAAAGAGTGGGTATAATTTTAAAGGAGTTAGGAAATGATGGATTTAGTAAATATGAAGAAGAAACACTTTGTAATTTAAAGTGTCGTAATACAATTATTTCGCCTGGTGGTAGTGTAATATATAGTGATAAGATAATGAAACATTTAAAAAAGATAAATAGTATAATAATTTATCTTGAGTTGGATAAAAAAATATTAAGAGATAGGTTAGGTGATTTAAAGAAAAGGGGTGTCATTATTAGAGCTGGAATGACATTTAATGATTTATTTAAAGAAAGGAAAATATTATATGAGAAATATAATGATTTTATAGTAAATTGTACAAATAAAGATCATGATAAAATATTGGAAGAAATTTTGAATATAATTTTAACAATATAAAATCGAAATAAAAATAATGATAAATATAATAAAATAATGATTACAAGATTAAAATATGATCAGAAAAAGCGAATTAATAAATCATTAAATGAGAGATTTTTTTTGGTTGATAATACGAGTATAAATGATAAATTATGTTTTTATATATGCGGAACAACTGGAAACATATATAAAATAACAATAAATAGAAATCGTAAGAATATATCTTGTAATTGTCCGGATAATATTCGTTGTAAGCAATTAAAGTGTTTATGTAAGCATTGTTGTTTTATTTTACTAAAGGTGTTAAAAGTATATATAGTTAATTCAGAAGATTATTTGATTCATTGTTTATCAAATCGTATATCAGATTTATTTGATACTTTAAAATTTAGTGAAAATATTAGTGAGAATATAATGAATTCTTATCAAAATTTGTTATTAAATTTGGATAATAGTTGTTATGATGATAGAATAACGGAACATTATATATCACTTCGTGGTAAATATAAAGATGTATTTCATAATAGTAAAAGAGAATTGAATGTAAATGATGAATGTCCGATATGTATGTCAGAGTTTAAAAATAAAGATTTGGTAATAAATTGTCCGTCATGTCATAATTATATACATAAATGTTGTATAGAGGATTGGATAAAAAAAAAGGCAAATTGTCCATTATGTCGTAGTAAATCATTTTTAAATTATATTGAGGAGCGATATATAAATCTTTATACATAATATATATATTGTGATGGTTAATTATAGGAAATTTAAATTAAAGAATGGTATGGAGATATTATTTTCAGACATACCTCATCGTAATGATATAGGTATTCACATAGTATGTCGAATTGGTTCAAATTATGAAACAAAGGAATTGAATGGTATGTCGCATTTTTTAGAGCATATGTGTTTTAAGGGAACGATAAATCGGGATAAATTACAAATAATAGAGGATTTTGCCAAAATTGGTGCGTCATATAATGCTGCTACGAGTGATGATTATACAACATATTATGGAATATCTCACAAAAGATATTGGAAAAGTTTATTGGATATAATTTTGGATATATATATGAATTCAACATTTCCTAAGAATGAGATAGATTTAGAAAGAAATGTGGTTATAGAGGAAATGAATATGTATCAGAATGATGAGGAGCATGTATTACATAGTAATATATTAGAGAAATTATATGGTGATCAACCAGCAGGAAGAACTATATTAGGATTAAAGCGAAATGTAAGAAAATTTAATAGAACTGATTTAGTAGAATTTAAGGAAAAGTATTATACTTCGAATAATACTTTTATAATGGTTATAGGTAATCTTGAAGAAAATATAAATAATATTTTATCAATAATAAAGGGTAAAGTTAGTAAATTGAAGAGAGGTAAAAAAAATAAGGTAATAGCTACTTATGATAAACAAAAAGGTATTCGTTTACGTTTTTTGCATCAAAATATTTCTCAATCAACTTTACAATTTGTGTTTAGAGCAGATAAAGCAGCGAATAGATATATTTATAAATATGAATTATTATCAACAATAATTGGTGGTGGTCCAAGTTCGCGTTTATATAAATTATTACGAGAGGAGAGGGGTTTATCATATCATACATCAGCACATTTAGAGTATTCATTTGATCATGGTTTTATGACAATCAAGATAGGTGTAGATAATGAGAAGATATTTGAAACTATTGAAGTGGTAATGAAATTTTTAAAAGATTTAAAAACGAATTTAATTTCAGAAAAAGAGTTAAAATTTGCGAAAAAGCTTTTGAATATACAGGAGGAATTATTATTAGAAACGCATGAAGATTATGCAACATATTTAGAAAAGTATATGGTATATGGAAAAGATTTAGAGAAATTACCAGCAAGGATTAAAAAAAGAAATAATGTAACATCTCGGCAATTATTAAATTTATCAAAACGTTTTTTTATAAATTCTAAATTTGTATTTGTATATTTGGGTCCAAAGAAACATTCAAATAAATTAGAGAAAATGCTAACATTTTAAGCTGAGTTGTTTTTTTTTTAACCATTTTAGGTAATTTTTTTCTAATGAATTATCAGCATTTTTTATATTAGTAAAATTTAAATCGTTAGGTAATTTATCTTTATCGATAAAATCATATAAAATTGTTTCTTGTCCTTTTTTTAAGATGAAAATTTTGTTACGAGTTCTTTTAGGAATTAATGGTTTAAGTAAATTCCATATAGTATTAAAAAGAAATGGTGTATTAATAATAAACATTTTATATGTAGTTTCTGGATAATATGAATTTCCGATATGAATAATATTTTTAATATATGTACAAACTTCTTTTGTAAAGTTTTTAAAAGAATATCCTTTAAGATCGATAATAGATAATGTTTGTGTTATATTTGATTTATTATTCTTTGACAATAAATCGAATAAATGTGTAAACATATATTCAGAATTTTGAATATATATATTAGTCATTTTATCAATTGTAGTAATTTTCATTAATTGTTTTATATTAATAATTCCGGGACATTCAACATAAACTGGGTGTCCGACTTTATCAAGAGTTAACCAATAAGATGGGAAATATTTTTTTATTTTGGTGACAGAATTGATATTTAAATTTGATATATTATATATGTTAATATTATGTCGCCAAGTATTAACATTTATAAACATATCAAGTGCTTGATTTATGTTATAATCTCTTGCTTTAAGAAATCGTAATAAATTAATTTCCAAAAGGATAATTGGATCAATTATTTGATTTTGATAATTATTTAAAATCATATTTTTAAATAAAGCAACTTGATTTTTTAGATTATTTGACATATTAGATTATATTATAAATATATAATAATTTTTATTTTATTTTATTTTATTTTATAGATTTAATCCATTTATCAACCATTTTATTACTATTATAATCTCTCCAACTAATTATATTAAGAGTTTTATTCATTTGACCTTTATATACTTTCATTCTTCCATTTTTTTTTAATACTATAAAAATTCCGTATTTATTATTATTATTATCAACTTTGATTTTCCAGATTTGTGCATCTTCTTTTGTTTGTTGTTTTAAAGTATTATAGTTATATTGAATTAGTAAAATGGTTGTATTGTTCCAATCGGAATTTTTATTTTGGATTTTCCATTCACCTGTCCAATCATATACAAGATTTTTATATTCCCCTTTCATTATAAAGTGAGCAATAATTGATATTTAAATATTAAAATTGTTATCAATTTTAATATTTAAATAAAAAGTAAAAATAATTATATAAAAATAATTCTTATTAGTAAAGAATAGTAAAAATGTTACCAGATGATTTAAAGATAAAAGATTTTACATTAATAAAAATATTGGGAACTGGTTCATTTTCAATTGTTTATTTAGCTAAATATAATGATAATGGGCTTTTATATGCTTTAAAAAAAATTCATAAAACGAAATATGGTAAAACAGTTAAAAGAGAAGTTGAAATAATGCAAAGATTAAAACATCCATTTTTAGTAAATGTTGAAGGTTTTTTTGAAACAAAGAATCATTTTTTTATAGTAACTGAGTATATTGATGGTATGGAGTTATTTTATTTTTTAAAAAAAGTAAAAAAAGAAAATGCTTATATTTTTACTAAAAATGATTATCAATTAACTAAATTATTAATTTCTCAAATTATTTTAGCATTAGAGTTTATGCATAATAATGATTTTGTTCATTTAGATATAAAACCAGAAAATATTTTAATAAATAAATTAGGATATATAAAAATTGTTGATTTAGGATTTGCTCGTAGATTGAATAAACATATAAAAAATGATTATCATATTTTATATAGAACAGATAAGATTGAAGGTACTATTGAATATTTATCACCTGAAATGTTAAAAAAATATTATGGTAAGTGTTCTGATATATGGGCATTAGGAATATTATTGATAGAATTATCACATGATAAACCGGTATTTCATAATATGAATAAAGATGTTATTTTAGATATAATACGTAAGTGTAAATTAAGTGATATTATTCCAAATAATTTACCATTAATATTAAAGAATTTATTAAAAAATATTTTTCTTTTACCAATGGAAAGATATACAATAATGGATATAAAAAGTCATAAATTTTTTAAGAATAATGATTGGGTAAACATATTAATGAGAAAAGAAAAAATTTCAAATATTGATTTACCGATGATATATAGTAAAGATAGTAATAATGATATAAAAGAAGAATATCTTTTATTTCATAAAAATGCAAATGTTTTTCCGTGAGATATAATAAAATAGTAATAATATAAAAGAAGAATATTTTATATTTTATACAAATTCGAGAGGTTTTCCATGTGGGGAATATATTAATTTGTATTTATTATATATTTTAGTTAATTCATTGATATATAAATTATGATAATAATTGATAATAATTTGTTTTAAATTATGTATTTCAATTTTTGGACAATGAATTGGTTTTCCAATAACTGTATTTATTGGTTTTCTTTTTGGTAAAAATCCAAATTTTGAAAATAAACCAGTTCCATAAAAGAATGGAATTGCAAATCCTAATTTTTTCTGAAATTGTTTTTGTATAATTCTTAAAGTAGAATCAGAATTATATATAACTTGATTATAACTATCATTTTGACCAAAACTATAGACTGGAACCAACGAAGCTCCATTTAATAATGCTAATTTTATAAATCCTTTTCTATTTTTAAGAGTTAATTTAGTTGATTCTGGATATGCATTTAAACTTTCTCTAGCTCCGCCTAAAATAATAACACAACTTGATCCGGGACCATTATTTAATATTTTATTAATTGATTCTTTTGAAGCATCTGTTATGCCCAAAAAACTTAAATATATATTGTAAAATGGTATAAAAAATTGTGTTCTTAGTGTTACTAAATATGGTTTAATTCCTGGATATAAATTATCAAATTTGTTAGCATTTGTTCCAAAATTAATAATAGCACCAAAAGGTAAAATCCCATGTGGATGATATCCAAAAATATAATTTTTATTTTTATCTAAAATTTCTGTTTGTTTTAAAGATATTGGGAAATAATTTTTGAACCATATCCAAATGGTTAAATTTCTAATATATTTATTTAATGAATGTGGATTAATATTATCTTGTCTCCAAAATGAATAAGTTGCAAGAAAAATATATATCATAAGATATTTTATTGGTAAATATCTCAAACATAACCCATTTATTAATATAAAAATCAACGGAATTAATAAGTATAAAAAAATACTTAGAATTTGTCTTTTTTTATATATAGGATTTATAATTTTGGATGTGAAATTTTCTTGTATTTTTCTTGAAAATACAAAATTTTTTTTTAATTCGAAATTTAAAAATTTCGGACAACTAAGTGAATGTTTCATTAAATTATTAATTTAATATATTAATATATTAATAATGTTAATATAAAAATGAATATTTGTATGTTATATGTAAAATGAAATGAATTTATCTACAATTGAAATTATGTCTGGTTGTTTGTTATCTTTTATAGTATTCTGTTCATGTTTATTTTATATATGTCGTCCATAAGATTGTATTTGTTGTTATTCTAATGAAAGAGATGATATTATTACAGATGATATTCAGATGATAATATTAAAGTATAAACTTCAGTTTAATTTATAAAAATTGAAATACATATATACAATATAAAATATGTCTACTACGAATGATTATATCGGTGTTATAATCGTTTTTTTCTTGATATTTATAATTGGAATAATATGTTGTATTAAACATTGTAGTTGTTGTCAAAAAGTTAATGTTCAAATTTCAGTACCAATGCACGAAATAGTTGAAATAATAGAAATGTCTGAAAAAACTGAATTAGATGAAATAGTTGAAATTTCTAAAAAAAATGAATTAGATGAAAAAGAAGAAATAAAAATATAGTGGACTGGATTATTTTGGTTTTTATTAAAAATACAAGTTAAACTATATTATCATATATAATTAAATATAAGTTGTTTAACTTGACTTTCATCAATTGTTGTTTTGATTGGATCAGCATAAAATTCAATATCTCTACAAATTCTTTTAATAGTTCGAGGGTTACTAAATGACATTTCCCAATCATTACGATAACGTGCTAATACTGGAGTCTTTTTTTTAGCCTCATTTTTATAATTATAAATAAAATATGACATCAATTGTAATTGTTCTGTCGAATTTAGAATAATATTATATCCTTTCATCCATTTATCAAGAATAATACTCATAGGATTTTTTCTACCTTTAAACCATTTATAATCAGGACAATATCCTGATAATGCACTACATACAAAACTTGGATACATATATATCTTTTTTCCAGAATAAGCAGCTCTAACAATTGGCATATGATATAATCCAATTTTTCCAAAATCATTAGTATAAACATCGATTGGACGGAAATTTTTATTATCAATTACTGGATCAATTGATAATTTATAAATTTTTGCACCATATCTATTAGAATTTTGTAATAATTTACTTATTTGTTTACATAAGATGATATGGGTTTCGCCTTTCATAAATAATTCACTATCTTGTTTATAACCACAATGGTTACATTTATATGACGTAATATTTTTTTCCAATACTTTGGTAAAATCTTTAAGTTTATCAAGATTATTTACAGTTTTTGTTATATTTGCACATAATGTAACTGTTGTTTTTTTGTTATTTTTAAAAATATTAATCAACTTTTTTTTCTTATTTAATTCTTTCTTTTTATATAATTCGTAAATATTTTGTTGAAGTTGTGGTAATAATTCAGCAGTTGTACATATATCTACATCTGAATTTTTATAATTTGCATCTATATATGTTTCAAATTCTTTAATATCTTCACCACATTTATTATAGTGTGCTAAACACGCTGTAATACAAGAACCAGATACTAAACATTTTTCGTCTAGCCAATCAAAATTATTAAATAAACCACGAGTAAAAATATCAAATCTTTCTCTAAATTCTTTTAATGTATTTATTTTATATCCATTTCTCACACCATCAAAATCTTTTGGTAAAATTGAAAAATAAGCAGATTTTTCTCTTTTTAGCGGTATAAATGGCTTCATACCGTAAGAAGCTTTAATAAAATTAAGTAATTCTATATCATCATCTGTAAAAATAAAATTATCAGTTTTATTTGTATTATTCCGAAATGTATGTTCTGATACTTTTTGAATAGCACTACATTCATCAACATAACTTGCATATATAGCAGACCATATTGATTCAGGGTGAATATTAGCATATTTTCTTATAGTTTTTAAATCACGTAAAGCATATATATAATGTTTATGTGATTTAAAAATACGATTAGCAATCTGCTCTGTTAATACTTTACTAATATTTTCGAATTTTGAATTACCATGTTTACTAGTATTGTATAAATTTGCAAAAATTAATTTAATATTGTTATATTCATTTTTATATAAAGTATTACGCTTTTCTTTTTCGTTAATTTTTCTTAATATGAAATCGGATGTATTTTCTTCATCCAAGCGTTCGATTTTTCTACATTTTTTAAAAAATGTAGAATTTCTTTCATCAAATAGATATGTATTATTTGTAATACCAGTTTGTTCAGTATTATAACCATTATATTCAATTTCATCCAGACTTAGACTTTCAAGTCTATCTATAATAAATTGATCACTATTAATACATTCTCTAATATTATTAAAATTAAATTTTCTTTTTGAATATCTTTGAGAAGAATCACTATTTGCAAATAATAAATTATCGCTAATTCTATCAAATATTTTATCAAAAACTATATGTTTAATATTAATTACATCGTAAATATTAATACGACTACAACAATAATCTTTGTTTGATAATATTTGATTTACATTTTCAATATCTTTTGGTTTAATTAAAAAACATTTGTAAATATCAAAAGTTTCTTTTTGACAAATTAAAACAATACTTGTCATAATACAATTACAATTCTTTGGTGTATATTTCATTAAACGTTTGTGAAATCCATGTTCAATAAATGAAATATCAGTTAATATAAAACTTGGGGGATTTTTTACATTTGCTAAAACAATAGTTAGTAATTCACTTGTATCTACAATTTCTTCATATGTTTTGTTTATAAAAGTATCATTATTTGGTGGTAATGAAAAAAATATATTTTCTTTTTCATCATAATATGATGAAGTATCTTCTATAATGTTTATATTATCATCCAAACCAGTTATCTCTTCCAAACTACTCAAATTTGAGTTCTTATTCATTATTACTGTTATTACGTTATTCGTTAATTTGTATTTTTATTTGATTAATTAAATTGATTTGAAATCAATTTTAAAATTTAATTATGCGGAACAACGTATGTTAATGTAAATCCAAATTTATGATCCTCACAATTAGATAAATGATTTTCGATTTCTTGTTCTTCTGTATCAGACATTAATTTTGACCATTTATAATTATATATAGAAACTTCTGAATGTTTACATTTTTTATAAGAAATATCTGATATACATTTATTCAAATAATACCATAATGGATTTAATGAACTTGGTGTATAGTCTCTTTCAAGTAAATAATCTACATTATCAAATGAATTTGTTCTAGCTTTTAAATAAGAAGTCATACATCCTTTTTTATAAACCATTATTCCACGACCACCTTTTTTTCTAAAAAAACGAAACATTGGAATATCACTAAAGCCATCACCCAGAACTATAAACTTATTATGTGGGATAATATAATCATTTCCTGTAAATTTTTTATCTCTGTTTGACTTTCCACCTTTAGCTATTTCATAAGCAATTTCAGTTTTTGAATAATCTTCTATTACTGATATAACTTCTAATCTACGTTTTTTATTATTTGATATTGTTTCATTTATTTCAGCCGAATAGATTCCATCGATTGGATTTTCTTTAATATTATGTTCTTTCATATATCCATCTAATGCTCCACGAATTAATGTTTTTAATCCTACACTAACAATAAATACTTTAATTTCGATTCCTTTTTTTAACCATACTTCTTTTAATTTGATAAAACATTCCAAACATCCTTTAGACATTTTAATTTTTTTACCAAATTCATATAATTCCTCCAAAGAAAGATTTTCTAATGGATAACCTTCTTGTGTATCACATAATAATTGCCCTAACCAAGTAATTCCATTTTGAATACGAGCATTTTTATCCTGAGACATAATTTCATCTCGTTTTACATGAAGAATTTTGAAAAAATCCTCTGGCTCTTTGAATATAAATTTTGGATCAAATTTTCTATAATGTTCTAGTATTTTTGGATTATTATAAAATTTCTTATATTTTTCTAAATAATTATCTATAAGAGGTATTTGTTGATATTCTTCAGTTAAAGTTAAATCAAAATCTGCAAATATAGCAACCCTTTTTGACATCATTTTAGTTAATTTATTTAATATGAATTTAAATATTTCAATTTTATTTATATATTTAAATATAAATGGAAGTTCCAACTAAATGTTTCATTCTTATAATTGGTGCCGGACCAAATGGTTTATATGCTTTTTCTAAATTAAAAGCAAAATTTCCGAATAAAACGATAATTTGTATTGATAAAGGCGAAATTTGTAATTATTATTATGATTATCCTAATGTAATTTTTCATTCAACTTTTAAAGAAATCTGTTTTGATAATTACGAATATAATTCAATAGAAATGGATGCTAGATTAGATACCTTAGATGTTTTAAATTATTATTTATCATATATTAAAAATAAAAATTTAAAAATTTATGAAAATTTAGAAATGATTGATATTATAAAAAATAAAACTGATACATATAATATTAAAGTAAAAAATCTATCAAGAATTTTTAGTATTACATCTAAAAATGTTGTTTTATCCACTGGAATTTATGATACACCAATTTATTTAGGTATTCAAGGAGAAAAAACAAATCCAAAAATTTCTCATTATCTTTTTGATTTTGAAGAAATAAATAAAAAGATAATTGTTGTTGGAAATGGACATTCAGCTACTGATTGTATTATCGAATTATTACACGCTAATACTATTCATTGGATTATAAAAGATTCTAATGAATTTCATAGCTCAAAAATATCAGAATATGCTAAAAATAAATTGAAATATATTTTAAAAAAATATGCTGAAAATATTCAGATTTATTATAATTCAATTGTAATAGATGCTTTTGATAATAAATTTTTTTTTAAAAGTAAAAAAAAAGAATATTTAATAGAATTTGATAAATGTTATTTATTGACTGGATATAAAATTAATACTAAATTCTTTTGTGAAATGAATTTTTCTTTTTTTAAAAATTGTTTTAATTATAATTCAGAAACAATGGAAACTAACTTAAAAAATATATACGTTTTTGGTTTATTATCATGTCAATGGTGTGGCAAAAAAAAAATAGTTGAAGAAAAACTTTTGAAAGATAATCGTTCTAAATCTATAACTAAAATTATAGATTCGATTTATATTAAAAATAAATATTTTATTGACTAAGTTAAATTCAAATTTATAATATATTGGATTTTAATTTTGAATAAAATTCAATGACTTTTGGATGTGTTTTTAAACTAAATTCATTAAAATTAATAATAGACAAACCATTTAATGTTATAACTCTTGATAAAGCAACATATGCTTGACCTACTTCAAAAATTGACTCGCCAAGATCAATTTCAGCATAATCAATACTTGAGCCTTGAGATTTATGAATACTCATTGCCCACGCAAGACATAATGGTAATTGTTGCTTTGTTACTATAATTTCATCATCTTTATTGTATTCCCATACATGGGGTAATACAACAATTTCTCTTCCATCTAATAAACGAATTTTAGGAGATTCGCCAATAAATTCAGTGACGATACCTCTCGTACCATTTACAATTTTTTCAGTAATATTATTCGCTATAATCATTACTTGTGAGCCAACTGAAATTGTTAATTCATCTACGCATTGGCAATTTTTATCCATCATTTTTTTTAAATATATTTCATTAAATTTTTTTAAATTTTTTACAATTATTGTTCTCGATTTGTATATTTTTCGTATATTACCTTTTTCAATTAATTGTTGTAAATGATCATTATTTATAATTTCTACCTGATATTTTAACGAAAATAATCTAGTTGGTTCAATATTATAATCATTTTTTAATTCAATTCCTACACGACTTTTTAAAATATCAATCGTTTCAGAAGTTATATTACCTAATCTAATCTCATTCAAACATTTTTGAAAAATTTTATCTTTTTGGCGAACAATTTCTGTAAGATATAAAATTTTATCGATACATTTATTCCATTTTTTTGTTTCAAAACAAAATTTGAGCGATTTCACTGCTGGTAATTGAGCAAAATCACCACTTAAAATAATTTGAATACCACCAAAAGGAAGGTCATTACCTTTCAGAATTCTCGCAATTTTTTCTAATTTTTTAAATAATAAGGGATTTAACATTGATATCTCATCAATAATCAATACTTTTATAAATTTCCAACGCATTTTTGCTGCATTGTTTTTTTTTATTTTTCTTAAAAGGATTTCAATTCTTTCTTCTCCAAATCCTATACCCGCAAATGAATGAATTGTATTACCATTAATTAATAGTGCAGATATACCAGTAGTACTTGTTACAGCAACCGATTTTGGATTAAATCTATATTTTTGTTTTGCCCATTTTACAAAAATATCAATCAAAAATGATTTACCAACTCCACCCGGACCTGTCAGAAAACAATTCCATCCTTTTTTCATTTCTTGTAAAGCATGTAATTGTTGAATATTTAGTTGGATATTGCTCATATTATTCAAAATATATTATATTAAGTTAAGTTTTGCTTAAATATTTCAATTTTTATTTATATAAATAAAATAACTATACTTTCCAATTATTTATATATACTTTACTTGAAGAATTGTATAATATATCATTAAATAATAATTGAATCCATTCTCTATTATTTTTAGAAATATTAAATGATGATGATAATTGTCTATCTATCAAATTATCTTTTGATAGATTTGTAACACGTGATTGTTTATAATACATGAACAAAACTTTTTGAACTTTTAGAGAAGTTAATTGTTCACAGATATAATAATTTTTATCTAAAATATGTAAAAGATATCCTATTTTTATACGACGCACTATACAAAAATAACAATCACGACGACATTTACAATTACTATCTATTTTCATTCTCATTGCCCAACCATGAAAATACCCACAAATAATTTGTCTGATAATTATTAAACTTTGTGGATAAGTTAAGGAATTTAATTTATATTCTTCATGTTTTTTTGATATTAAAATAATAAAATCTTCGATATCATTCTCAGATGGTTTATATCTTTTTAAAAATTTTTTTAAACGGTGTTGAAAATATATAATATTTTCATTACAGCAAAATTTATATTTTAATATAAACTTATCACTTTCTGCTATATTTTTACCTGTATGACTAAATTTAAAAATTAATTTTAACATATCATTTGGTAAATAATCTAACTGATTTTTAATAGATTTTGTTGGTTGTTCCAAACGTCGTTTTTTTGAAACTGGACATATATTTTTAACAAAATTAGGTAAAATTCTTCGTTTGCGTGAATTATTTTCCATTATAAAAATATTATTATAAAAAATTATATTTAAATTTTTTTATAATAATCTATTTTAATTATTAAAAATTTAGTAGTCGTTAGTAAAATAGATACGCTTTGCTATATTTGATTATTTCTTTACTTTGTATCTATATCTTTTTTGCGCTTTGTTGTAAATCAGTTTCATCTGATAGTTTTACATCATTGCTATTGTTATCATCAGTATGCATATCTGTATCAGTATCAGTATCAGTATCAGTATCAGTATCAGTATCAGTATCAATATCAGTATTAGTATCAGTATCAATATCAGTATTAGTGTTATTATTAGTATAATAATCATCAGAAAAATTATCTAAAATATGACGATAATGTTTATCTGAAAATCTATATGCAAAACGGATAAATGTTTTATAACTAATATTACAATAAGGACTTTTAATTATATTATATAGATTCGCTAAGTCTTTTCTATGATAATAAGACCACATATCAAGTGAAATATCTGTAATTTTTGTATTTGAATTTAAATTTAACATAATGATTTTTTAATATTAAAATAATGAGTTTATATTATTATTAATATATTAATAATGTTATTACATTTATGCATATTTAAATGCTTTTACATAAAGGACAAGTAAAATTAACATCAAACCATTTATTAATACAATCATCATGAAAAATATGATTACATCTAATTTTTGATAAAACCATACAATCTCTAAAAATTTCTAAACAAATTGGACATTGTTCATCTGTATCACCTGAATCATAATGAATAGATGTTATAACTTTTTCAATCAGAATATCTTTAACCCATTGCCGAATTTCATTTTTATGCTGCTCTGTTTCAGCAGTACACCATCTCCACGAAACTTGTTTTTTAACTTTATCAATCCGTGAACGAACTAATTTACAATTTGTGCTTAATATTTTAATATCTTCTTCATTTAATGATGGGACTTCAATATTTAATTTATCACATAGTAAAAGTATTTTTGGTAAATTTTTATTATTATAAGCTTTTGTTGCTTCTAGAAATAAAGCGTTTAATTCTGGATCATTGCATCTATCTGGATGAGTTTTTAAAGTTATTTTTCTATATAATTTATTTAAAATATCTGATGTCATTTCAGATAATTCTTTTTCTTCATCCAAAGTATCTTCTTCTTCTTCTTCAGAAGACAAATTTTCATTTTCAAATGGATTTAAACCATCCGGTATTAAATCATCTACAAATTTCTTAACGTATTGTTCAGATAAAGTTTCTACTTCTTCATGCTCCATATCAAGATAGCGATATTCTAACATCATACGACGGGTTTTTCTTTCATTTAAATTTTCGGCATCCATTTATACATAATAAATATAAATAAATATTGATAAAATAACTAATAAAATATTATGTTCTATTATCTGCTTCATTTTCCTTTTTATCTCCAAAGCGATTTAAGTAAATATATACATCAGTTCCAATTCCATCAACAGAAGATATTGTTAAATCTCCACCAAAATATCTTGCATATAAACGAGATAATCCTAAACCATGCCCATATCCAGCAATTTTAATTCCTCTATCTTCATGTTCTTCTCCCGCAGTTGTATAAGAAAAACTAAAAATTTGTTTCATTATGTTTCGTGAAAATCCTCCACCATTATCCGAAATTTTAATAATAAAATCATCTTTTGATACACTAGTTTGAATTTTAATTGGTTTAACACAATTTGGAAATTCCAATGTAGCACGTCCAGCATTTTTTAAAACTTCAAAAACAATATAGTACAAATGAGAAGGAATATATAAAAATTCATAATCCTTTTTTGCTAAATCATATTCGAAAAATATTTCATCACAATAAAGATTTTCTATCATCGTTTGTACATCTTCCACAGCATGTTTTATAACTTTATGTGGATTACAACGTGTATTTATCATACCAACAGTAGTTTCAGATATTTCTTCTTTTTGAACATCAACATGTTGCCCGATTAAAAAACGGATTCCAATTCGAGAACTGTAAAAATTTTCTAAGATTTTATCTATATTTTTGACATCTTCGAATTGGAGATTACTATTTTGTAATCTATAAGGTTCAAGAGCACTTGAAATATCAAATTCAATATCATTATGATCTGTTCTAATATCAGAAATCAAATTAGTAAAATTATCTGATCGTACCATTGTATCAGGAATCTCATGAGATGTTATTTTATCAAATGATTTTAAATATAAATTATATACATTTTGTATTGATTCTGTTTTTAAAACAGAATATGGCATATTTTCCAATTCAATAGCTCTTTGTGCTAGACGAATTGGTAATTCTCTATGTAAAAATAAAGATTGTTGGATAATATTACTTGGACGTTTCAATTTTCCATAATTACATATATAATTTAATTTTACTGGTGTAGCATTACGACCAGCATAATGTCTGACAGTAGAAAGTAAACGTAACATTGGTAAATACATAATTATATTTATGTACTATATTATAATTATATTTATGTACTATATTATAATTTCATTTTTTATTTTTTATTTTTGTTATTCTCATTTCATTATACAATGGTTTAATTTCATTCCACATAGGAGAATATTGTGAAAAATAATCTCTTTGTAATTGTAATATATCTTTAACATTTCCTTGTTTCCAAAATTCTTTCATATCCATTTTATAAATTCCTGTACAATTCGTTATTGGATAAATTTTAGTTGATAAATACATTCTATTTAAACATAAAATTTTTGTTCGTTTTGAAAAATATCTAAATTGTAACATCGTAATATATAGGAAAGTATATATTATTTCTTTTAATAATTCAATTTTTTAAATTGATTTATTAAAAAATAAAGTTAAGAATTATTATTTTTAATATTATTATATAAGTATAATGTCTGCTTTGAAACGAATTGAAAGAGAATTAATTGAAATTAAAAAAGATCCACCTGTTAATTGTAGTGCTGGACCAGAATATGATGATATATTTGAATGGAGAGCAACTATTATAGGTCCAAGTGAATCTCCATTTGAAAATGGTGTATTTTTTTTAAGTGTTTCTTTTCCACAACAATACCCATTTAAACCACCAAAAGTTAAATTCTTAACAAAAATTTATCACCCAAATATTAATACTAATGGAAATATTTGTTTAGATATTTTAAAAGAAAATTGGAGCCCAGCTTTGACAATATCTAAAGTATTATTATCAATCTGTTCTTTATTGTGTGACCCCAATCCAGATGACCCATTAGTTATTGATATTGCTAGACAATATAAAAATAATTATTCTGAATATGAATTAACTGCTTTAGAATGGACACATAAATACGCATCAACATAATTATATTATTTATATTAAATAATTAGTAAAATTTTTATATACGGTGTGACGTATATAAAAAGGTTATATGTTTGAAATAATAATATCAATATTACCGTTTTCTTATCATGTAATTATCTGTGTATGTGGTGGATATTTTTTATGGAAATATATAACAAATATTAAAGAAAATATAGAAAATAAAGAAAATATAGAAAATAAAGAAAATAAAGAAAATAAAGAAAATAAAGAAAATAAAGAAAATAAAGAAAATAAAGAAAATAAAGAAAATATAGAAAATATAGAAAATATAGAAAATATAGAAAATAAAGAAAATAAAGAAAATATAGAAAATATAGAAAATATAGAAAATATAGAAAATATAGAAAATATAGAAAATATAGAAAATATAGAAAATATAGAAAATATAGAAAATATAGA